GCAGCATTTCCCATGAGATTATCATTTTCTTTAGGAGGAGGTTTTGATGGTATCATTCCTTATGCAAAATTTATAGGGTCAAGTACTTTTGAATATGTTCTTAACCATGGTCAAGGTGTTATAATTTATGACATTTCAGGAAATGACAATCATGGGGTAGTAGCAAACTCAGTATTAAATACATTTTGGGGTAGTACATCTGATCTCCCAGCACCATATGAACATACATTAGGCGCTACTTTATATAAATGGAATGGTGAGTTAGTAACAAATGGAAAATTTTTAACAGATATAGTTTCCTGGAAAATTCAAATTGAGGCGGGAGCAGAATGGTCTCCATTATATGGAGGTAGCGCACTTGTTTCAGTTGCCGGATTATTAGGTGAAAGATATATTTACCAAATCATACCATGTGAAATAGGAGTAGAATACGAGATGTCGGCAGATATTAAGTTTGTTTCAGGTACAAATGCATACATTCAAGTATATAATGCTGGCTTTTCTTTTCCTAATGAGTCTTCTCCTAGAACTTCGGATGCATCACAATTTGTTACAGTATCACTTAAATTTACTCCTCAAACTACAACAATGAATGTGTTATTGAAGGTATCTAATCTTCCTGGTTCAAGCGCATACTTCAAAAATGTAACTGTTAAAAAAGTAGGGTTTGACACACCAACTGTACTACCAATTTGTGCTGATACATCTTATGAAATAGATAAATTGGACAGACTAGGTTATTTTCCTCCAGCTAGTGGTATATTAAAAGCCTTACCAAATACTTATAATATAACAGGTTGTGAACCAATTATTGCTGATGGTGATTATACAGCAGAAGAAATTGCAGCATTTACACCTTCTGAAAATATAGATATTACACAAAATGACTATGCTGTAACTAATTTAAAAGTTTATAAATAATGGAACCAAAATATTGTATATTAACAGATGAACAGTTAGATTCTATTCTTCCTGTTGAATTAAAGATGTTTAAAAGTTATAACTTAGATCAAGATTATATTCTTAGAGATGTAATCTTTGGTGTAGTTCAACCTATTAAAGATTCAAGTACTTATTTATGTTATGCAATTCTAAGAGATGCAGAATATATTTCCAATAATTGTATAAAAAACTATCCTACTGACTACTCATTATGGGTTCAGTATATAAGTCCTGTTATAAATGATATAACTAATATAGAATTAAATGAAGAATATATATAAAAATAAGTAATGTAAATGACTAATTATATAGAATTTATACACGACCAATCCGATTCATCTGTATGCACTACAGTAACAAGTGTAGCATCAGCATCTAGAGTAATTGAGTTTCCTATTGTTACCCAAGGGTTATTTATTTATGATGGTTGGCATACTTACTATAGATATGAAGATGATAGTAAAAGTAACTTAATAGATAAAGGTAAAATATTCTTAGATAATCCTAAGAGCACAGTATCATATCAACCAAAAGTAGAAAAAAAAATATATAAAAGATGAATTTAAGTAAAGTAGAACCAACATCAAATAGATTTACAATGAGTTTTTTGCAAAATACTGCATCTAATTCTGTACCTGAATTGAATTTTGAAGAAAGTAGAAAGTCTTGGGTTGAGTGGGGTGTTAAAGATTTGATGCCTAAACGTTTATTTGAACTTTATAATCAGTCCGGTTTTCATAGAGCTATTATAGATTCTAAAGTAAGTATAATGTGTGGTGATGGTATTGAGCAAGATATTGAAGAAGATGATCAATATTCTTTAAAAACTGAGCAATTTATTAATAAGCCAAACTTATATGAAAACATGAATTCAATATTTAGTAAGTTGGCTTATGATTATGAACTGTTTGGTATTGCTTATATTGAATTAATTTATTCAGTTGATAGACAATCTATAGCTAGTATAAGTCACCTAGATGCATCTAAAATAAGATGGGCTAAGAAAACTAATAACCATTTAACACATGTTTATTACTGTCAAGATTGGAATAAAGTTAACAAGTATAAACCTGTGGCTGTTCCAATATTTAACCCAGCTATAAAAGATGATTATCCTAGACAGATTTTACCTATTATTAGATATACACCAATGGTTGATTATTATACGTTACCTTCTTACTATAGTGTTATTAAGTGGATTTCTATTGATTATGAAATAAGCAACTTCCATGAAAACAATATAAAGAATGGTTTTACTCCTTCTATATTCTTTGACTTTCCTACTGATGCTACTGAATCTGAAATGGAAACAATTAAGAATAAAATTAATGAGAAATATAGAGGTACATCTAATGCAGGTGGAGCTATTTTTGGTTTTCACCCACCTGGTACTGATAATGAAGTAAAGATAACTGTATTATCAGTAAGCGACGCAGACAAGCAATATGAGTGGCTAAAGAAAACTACACAACAAGAGATTTTAGTTGGACATAAAATTACTAATGAAAATCTAGTAGGTATTTCAACACCTGGTAAATTAGGTTCTGCTACCGAACTGTTAGAATCTTATGAACTATATTATAATACAGTTATTGAACCTGAAATGAAAGCTATAACAAATGCTATTAATAAAGTAATGTTTTATAATGGTATGAATGATATAATTATAGCTAAAAATACACCTATTAGTAATATGTTTAGTGAAAACACATTGAATAATATATTGACTAAAGATGAATTAAGAGAACAAATTGGATATACTCCTTTAGAAGTTGATTCTTCATTAAACATAAATAATTAATTATTATGCAAACAGAAATATTGATGTTATCAGTAGAAGAACTTAAGAAGAATTCTACTATAGACTATAATGTTGAAGATAAAATATTAGAGTCATCTATTTTGGACGCTCAAAATATAGATATACAAGCAATTGTAGGCACTATTCTTTATAATAAGTTGATTTCTTTAATAGAAAATGATGACATTCTTACTGAAACTTATGCAGATTATAAGATATTGTTGGATGAATATGTATATCCTGCTCATTTAAAGTTTTCTTTATTGAGAAGTATTATGCCAATGCGTATTGCATTTAGAAATAAAGGTATAATGCAAATGAATTCTGAAAATTCTACACCAGTTGATAAAGAATTCATTACTTATATAGAAACTAAGATTAGAAATGATGTAGACTTTTATGCAAATAAGTTGAAAGGTTATTTATGTTTCTTCTTTGATAAGTACCCAACAATGGATGATACAATTCCAACTAATAGAAATGATTATAATAAACCTAATGAACGTCAAAACTATTTTGGTGGTTTATACTTAGGATAATATTAAAGCTATATGTTACCATTACTGTTAAAAGATAATTCACTAGACTTCACTGGTGTCATCTATGTGTATAAAATAATTAATAACATTAATGGAAAATATTACATAGGTGTTCATAAACATGTTAAAGGTATCGATAATTATATGGGTAGCGGAACACTTATTAATCTTTCTTTATTAAAATATGGTGTGGACAACTTTACTAAAGAAATATTAAAAGAATTTGAAACATATGAAGAAGCTTTAACTTATGAATCAGAATTAGTAACAATGAAAGAAGTAAATGATGAAAATTGTTACAATATGATACCGGGTGGTAACGGAGGTTCTGTTAAAGGTAGAAAACTAAGTGATATAACAAAAGAAAAAATAAGTAATTCAAAATTAGGTAATAAAAATCCAATGTTTGGTAAAAGTATATCAGATAAACAAAAAGATTCTATAAGAAATGCTAATTATAAAAGAGTATATGCTGCACCATCTATAGAAACTAGAAATAAAATGTCGATATCCCAACAAGATAGATCAAAAGAATGGTTAGAAAAACTGAGTTTAAAAGCTACAGGTAAAAAACATTCGGAAGAAACTAAGGAGAAGATAAGGTTAAGTAATTTAGGTAAAAAGATACCAGCAGATGTAATAGCTAAAAGAGTAGAAACTAGAAGAATAAATAAATTAAAAAAATTAGAATCATGATGAAATTAGTATTACTTATACTAACAAGTTTATCAATAGTAAATATATTTCAGAATGAATCTATATTCAGTTGGTTACGTAAGCTAGTTAAAAGAATTAATATAAAATTGTATAATTTTTTAGTTTGTCCTGTGTGTTTTGGGTTTTGGGTAGGTTTCTTTTTATCATTTGTATTCAATTTACATGAAAATATTGTATTGAATAGTCTTATTTGTTCATTTGTTTCATCTATAATGAACAAATTTATGGCACATTTAATACCAAAACAGTTTGATTTAGAATAAAATAACTATATAAAATGGCTAATTTAAGAGAAGTAGTAAATAAAATTAAGGAAATTGTTCAAACTAACCCACTTTATAATGAGGTTGGTGATGGAAACATATGGGAAATTGATGGAAATATTGATATCAAATACCCTCTTATATGGTTAGATTATGAAACTACTCCACATGTTTTAAACAATGGTTCTGTAACTATCAATATGGATATATGGTTTGTTGATTTAGTATTCGATGATGAGTCAAATGAACTAAGTATTAAGTCAGACACTTTAGAAACAGCAATAGATTTTGTTAAATTTTTAAAACAAAATACAGATTCACTTGATTTTTATATAAAAGATGGTAATTGGCAAGCTCTGTCATTCTCTGAAAAATGGAATGACAAAGTGTCTGGATGTAAACTAACTGTTCAATTAACTTTAAAGGGCGCGGGCAGCTCTTGTAATAACATTTTTTCATTATAATGTTAGTAAATTATACCAATATATTAGATGATATAGGTAAACGTATAATATTATTAACTCAAGAAGAACTTAAGAAATATAATCTTCAAAATAGTAATATTTATAACGAAGTTACTTATGAAGTGTCTTCTTCTAATGATATCTATAAATTAGTTATTAAGTTTCCTGATTATGCAGAATTTATTGATAAAGGTAGAAAACCGGGAAGTAGAATGCCACCACAAAAACCAATAGAAGATTGGCTGAAAAGAAAAGGAATAAATAATAAAAGTAGTTTTGCTATTAGAAAGTCAATAAGTGTTAGAGGTATTAAACCAAGACCCTTTTTAGATGCAGTAGCTAAACATATTTTAGAAATGAATAAAGTATTAGAAGAAGGAACTGAAAAACAAATTTCAATATATTTAGACGATATAATTAAAAAAATAAAAACATAAAATGGCTGTATCAAATATAATTACTAAAGGAGCAAGTATTTACACAGTTTATACTGCTACTGGCATAGCTGCAGGTGTAACTTTATACACAACTTCAGCATTAACTACTGTGTGGACAGCTAATTATGGATCTTTTTGGAAAATAACCAGTACTAATAATGACTATTGTGATATAGATATAAATGGTGTGGTTACAACTAAATATTATGGGTTTAAAACCTTTGATGGAGGAAGTACTTTATACACAATAGGTCCTCTAGCTGTTAATAGTATAGTATATAAAGATTTATTATATTTCAATAACCCACTCATACCTGAAACTTCTGCTTGTTCAAATACAACTAATTATACAAGTGAAGATGGTTTAACAATGATAGAACTTGAATGTTCAACAGGTAAAGTTGTTAAAATAAGAACAGCACCATTTGTTTTCTTTAATAGATTTGAACCTACTATAGCTTCAGATGTTACGTCTAGAAATAGTAAAGTGGGTTGTGTTTATGATATAATTGCTGCTACAGGATATGGTGGTACACCTCCATTTTCAGTGACTACTGGAGCAGGTGTTAACTTTAGTGGTTTTTCAGCAGGAGAAATAAAGTTTGATGATTGGAGAAAAAATACAACTAGAAATGCTACATTTAGAGATAGTGATGAACATACTTTTATTCAATATATCCCAACTGTTCAGTATATAGCTGATCCAGCTTATTATACTGTTACTTTTAATAATGGGACTATGGATGTAGTTTTTAACGACATATGGAATGAAGTTTATGATCAGATGGTTACTATAGAATATCAAGTATCTATTATTTATGAAGGTGTTATTGTTCCATGGACTACAGAAACTACTTTTACTGATTTACCACTAAGAGATTTACAATTACAAATTAGAGATGAGTTTGGTTCTTATTTGAAAATAGATGTTCCTTATGTAGAGGAAACTTTTCAAGTAAATTTTAACAAAATTCAAGAAGCAGACTCTGCTTCTCAAAGTGATAAAAATAATAAAGTATCATATGTTTATAATATAAGTGGAGGTACACCACCTTATTCACTAACAACTTTAACTGAAACTTTTACTGATTTAAGCAGTGGACCTACTATTGAATTTGATTATGAAAGAAATAATGAATTTAGAGCAGGTACATTTAGTGATAGTGGTACTAATAATGCAAATGTTACTTTGCCAACTGTTCAAATAGTTGCTAATTCTACTTATTTTACTAATTATACATTTACAAATGAAGGAGTACTTACAATTATTCCTAATTATGATTTAAATGTTGACATACTTACTATTCCTCAATATAGAATTCAAGATATAGAATCTGGACAATATTTAAGTAATTGGCAGACTACACCAACGTTTAGTGGACTACCAACTAAAAATGTATATTTAGAAGTAAATGATAATTTTGGTTCTTATTTAAAAGTTATTATAACATTTATACCAGGAGATGTCGTTAACCCTGTGACAGAGTTAGGTGATATATCATTTACTAATGATCCAATGGTTGTTATAGTAGATAGTTCTATTAAAAATAGTCAAAATATGAAGTATCTTTATACAATGTTTGATAAAGATAGTAATGTTATACTTAAAACTAGCGTATATCCTGACATAGAAAACAACTATTTAGGTATTTATAATATGAATATGATCTATAATAATTATGTTACAACTGAATGTAATTTTGATATAGACAATATTGTTGTAACCGATAACGTTTATCAATACTCTTATAACATTAATGATGGTTCTATTTCATCAGGCATTACTTCTGATATTAAATATTGTATGAAAGGTGGAACTGTTTATGGTGAAAACTTTATTATTGATAATTATATTGGAGAACCTTCTTATTTCCATAAGTTCATTACTAAATGGGAAGGTAGAAGAATGTTACGTACTGATGATTATGGAATTGCAAACTATTTAAACGGTAACTTTACAGATGTTTCTTTAAATGAATCTGCAACTCATATTGCTTTTGTTAAATATACTATAGCCGATCAACCACATGAATTTGTAGTTAATGACTCGTTTTATCATGATGCTACTAAAGTAAATTATATTCCTCTTGGTATTATTACTAAAGATTATAGTAACAAATTACTTACTATACCTTATGGTACTAAAAACTTTACTAAAGCAGTTGATTTATTAAACGTAGTAGATGCTGATGACAATGTTATGTTAACTAATATATTACTAGACTCTGACACAACTTTTTATGAAGTTCATTTAGTTCAAAAAGATGTTAGTACATTTACTAAGTTTTCAGAATCTATTATAGTTGATTTAAATAAGACAGAAATGTGTTCTAAATATGAACCAACTAGATTCATATGGTTAGATATGTATGGTAATTATAATACATTTACTTTCAATGGTTTAAATGTTAAAGAATTTAATTTAGATAGAAATTCTGTTAATAATGACTATTTTGGTATACAAACTGATGGAAAATGGGGTTATCAAGTAGGTGATAGAGGTAGAAAAACTGTTAATATTAAGAAAACTCAGGTTCATCAAGCAAATTCTGGTTGGTTAAATAATGATTTAAGTAAGAATTTAATGGATTTATACTCGTCATCAGACATTTATGTTATAATAAATGATGAAATATATCCTATAGTAGTTACAACAAACAACGTTGAAGAAAAAAATATAAGCAATAATAGGTTATTTAACCACACAATTTCTTATGAAATGGCTTATGATATAAATACTAACGAATAATTATGAAAAGAAATGTAGAATTAATACTTAAAGGTAAAGGTAAGTTAGAATTAGAATCAAAAATATTAGATAATTTTGGTTTAGAGGTAACTTATAATATAAATGATGTTGAAGATGTTGGTTCTAGAAAAACTAATTATTCAAAATCCTTCAATATTGTAGGTACTCCTAAGAATAACATATTATTCCAACATATTTATGATATTAACTTTGAAAGTGAAACATTTAATATGAACGCTAAACAGCCATGTTATTTGGTAGTTAATAAAAATATAGTAATGGATGGTTACCTTAAATTAAGAAGCATATCTAAAACATATATAGCAGGCAAATACCAAATAATCTATAATGTTAATATTTTTGATGAAATTAAAGACATATTTGTAGAATTATCTAATAGAAATCTAAGAGATTTAGATTTCAGTACAGGTTTTACTTTTATGGAAACTTCTTATGCTAAAGGAGATCACATATTCAACCTAGATTCAATAAAAAGTTCACAAGCTAGATTATTGTCTCATACAAATGTATTTGATTACCCAATAGTTAACTGGAATTATAATGGAATTAATGAAGGTGAATTATGGCCAAGACCTCAAGGCTTTACTGTGTCACAATTTTATCCCTCAGTTTATGTTAAAGCTATAATTGATAAAATATTTTATGATATAGGTTATACGTATGAGTCTGATTTTTTTAATGGTGTAGTGTATGACAATATATTTTCATCCTTAGCTACAATTTATAATGACTCAGTAATGTTATCTTCAACAAGTAAATATTTCAGTCAAATAGGTCCTAAAGCTGGACAATCTTTTGAATTTATTTATGGCCCTGAATTTCCAATAGACCCAAGTACAGGTTTACCAATTCAAGAATACGGTCCAGTTCAACCAGATAATGATGATCCTACAGCACGTACTAAAATAATTTCAACAACTAATTATACAACCTCAACTTCAACTAGAACAGACGGTGGTATTTTGATAGTAGGCGATGGTAACTATAATTTTAGTGGAACTATTACACATAGAGCGTTAGAAGTAAGTTCAGCTGAAACAGATAGAAATGATAGAATTCAAATAAGAAATCAAGATGATGATGTGTTAGCTGAATATGTATTTGATACTTTAATATTAGACACACCAGTTGAATTAACATTTGAAACATTGTCACTCAATGCAGGTGACGTTATTTATATGTATTATAATGCAGGGTATAGATTCTTTCCTTTTAATTATCTAGGTAATCCTGCTCGTTGGTATGACTATCAAATGGATGTTATTGTACTGAATAATGAAAATATTATAGACAAATATGACACTGAATTAACATTAAGCGACTTTTTACCTAATATATCTCAAGCAGATTTCTTAAAAAGTTTAATTAAACAGTTTAATTTATATTTATATCCTGTACAAAATATAGAAAAACATGTGTTAATTGAACCAAGACGTATATTTTATAATAAAGGAAAAATAGTTGATTGGACTAATAAAGTAGTAGATGATAAAGTTTTAATAGAACCTTTAAATAAGAAACTTTCTAAGACTTATAACTTTAAAATGGACATAATTAAGTCAATAAAGACAGATTCTTATTATGATAAATGGAAAATTAACTATGGAAGTAAAGACATTATATTACCTTATGATGATATAACTAGTTCGACTAGTGTAGACTCTCAATTTAGTGGATATGATTATCAATATTTTCAAACTAATAACAATACTGATTATATTTTCGTACCTAATTTTACAAAAGACATTAAAGATAGTATCACAACTCAAAAGAGAGAAATACCACCTACTATTGGTTTTATTAAATCTCATAGCACTAGTGGTTTAAACTTAGGTTTTGTTGAAGATAATGGCCAAATAATAAACAATTGGAATACAATATGCCATGTTGAAAAGTTTGGTTCTACTAAAACACCTTACGATTTAAATTTTGAAACTAAACAAGGTATGCCAGTAGGCACTATTAATTCATATGAAACATTTTGGGAATCTCATATGAATAATATATTTAACATTAATAATAGAATAATAACTTATTATGTTGATTTAGACATTATTGATATTAAGAATTTAGACTTTAAGAATGTGGTATTGATAAAAGGAGAACTTTATTATATTGAATCTTTAGTAGTTGATCTCAATACATATAGACCTTCTAAATTAGAATTGGTTAAAGCTTATGATTATTTAAAATATACTATACCTGAAACTTATCCTGTATTATGGGGATTAGTTGATACAGTTGGTATAATTGCAAGTGGAGCAGGTAGACCAGTTGCAACAGAAGCAATGTTAGATTTAGGTTATTCAATAAATATAAATTCTGAAACAAGTTTTAATTTAGAACCAAATTCTACATTAGAAAACTACTTCTGGTTTGCAACACCTAACCAATCAGTTTTAAATAAAAAACATAGTTGGGCTGTTAATGAATATAATAGGGGTTCAATTGGTGGTGAAGT